ATACTAATCCCTTCCCCTTGGGCTCCTAAAGCAGCTTCGGCTGCTTTCTTTTTTTATAAATAGGAGTAAGTTAGAGGAAATACGATATGCCTAAATTTGTAAAAATGAGTCGAATAGAATGGGAAAAACCCGTTAGTCGTTCTACTGTTACGAGACGTGATGTGTTTGTGGATGCTATTAAGGCAGGTGACCCTGTCAGCGACATAGATGGCAAAGATGTGTACATTGCAAATACAGCGGCAAACATTACTGCTATTGATGATTTTATTAGTGGTAAAAATAATACTCCTACTTTCTCTTTAGATTTAAAAAGCGGCGGAACAATTTTATCAAATAGAATTGGTAAATCTCCGATATTTGGTGGAGCTGGTATAGGCGGAGGATCTACTGGTGATACAGCAAGATTTGAATCCCTTCATTGTTTGTATATCGCTGCAGTATTAGGCGAAGGAACACGAAACGAATTTTCTCATTTTACTTATGAAACTCTTAAAAAGTATCAAGACAAAGTCAAAGTAAGTGAACCATTTGAGAAATATGTTGCTATTGATCCTTCATGGCACGAATCCTCGTATATGATTGCACAAGAATTAATTAAAAAGAAATATGTGACAAAACAGCATACTCTTCATAGAGGTGATGCCGTAATGGATGCAATTTATAAAGCAAAAGATAAAGTAAGAAAATTAGAAGGTAAACCAAGATTAGATAGTGATAAGTGGAATCCTGGTGATATATGGGCCGTAAAGAGTGGAGTAGATCCAAAAACTATTTTCGCGAAAGCAAAAACCCTTAACGAAGTAAATATGCTAATTCTAAAACATTTTCTAGATAAAACTATTGTTGGAATATCTCTGAAAAAGGTTGGTAAAAATAAAAAAGTAAAATTATCAGAATATAATATAGAAGAAAAAATATTAGATACACACAGATTTTCAAAAGTAACTCTTGAGACTGCAGCAGGAAAAGGTATCTTTTCTTCTAAATATGGTTTCTTTTATTTTGATGGCGCAAAGAAAGCAGACATGAGAGCACCTAATTTGTATTCGGCTCTTAATATGGAATTACAAGGAAGTGGAGCACGTGCAGGTAGAGTTGGTTATGGTCAGTTAATGTATTCGGTTGCAACTCATTTAAAAACAGTTTTACCAGCAAATAAAGATCTTGTATCGCAGGCTAAACTAATGGAAAAAGAAAAATCCCCATCAAAACTTTCAAAGGATTTTTATAAATTAGTAAAAAAGATACATCCACAAATAAAAGAAGATGAATTTATGATGGAACTTCAGACTAAACGCGGTGATGCTATTCATGCTCTATTAGCTGCAGCACATATAGGAGCTGCACTTATGAGTGCTAGTCGTACACAAAGAGATGCGTTTACATCTGAAGTAGTAAATGTTATGGCTGCGAAAACAAACGATTCGTCAGCATATGTAAAAGCGGAGCAAGCATAATGGCACGTTCACAATTTATGGACTATGTCCCGATCCAAATAGCATCAGGTAAAGTATTTGAAACATCATCTCTTCATAAGTTTGGTGCTGTACCTTCTATGGGTGTAAACCAATCTGGAACAATTTGGGACATCGATGATACTAATTATCCTTGGTCAGCTTTTACAACTGCTGGTGTTCTTACGGTTCCTGCTGTTGATGCTGCAGATAATGGGCACACGGTAACTATTATTGGATTGGACGCAGACTTTAATCCACTAGAAGAAACCATAACAGCTTCTTCTGCTACGACTACTACAACGACACAAGAATTTAAAAGAGTTTTTCGAGCATTTTGTACAGCTGGTGGTGATACTAATGCCGGTAATATAGACATCCAAAAAGACGGGACAATTGTTGCAAGAATAACAGCTGGTAAGGCTCAAACTCTAATGGCCGTTTATACTATTCCAGCAGGTTATACAGGATTTCTAATGCAAGGTGTCATGACTGTTGGCGCCAATGCGGATGCAACAGGTGATATGTTTGTAAGATATTTTGGTCAGGATACATTTAGAGTTGGACATTCATTTGAAGTGTCAGGTATGGGTGGTCCATATAGATACCCATTTTCTATTCCGATTATGATTTCTGAGAAATCTGATATTGATGTCCGAGCTTCTTTGCGAAGTAATAATGCACGTGTTACTGCAGCATTTGATATGATTTTAGTTCAAAGAACGGTGTTTTAATGGAAAACTTTAAGTCACATTTATCCGAACAAAAGAATACTCATATGACTCATATTGAGGATAAAGTAATTTATGGTGGCGTAAAAGGTACACGCGATGCTATTATGGCTTTGCGGTCTTTACGAGATATGTTGAAAGGAGAGCACAGTGGTTCTGTTAGTGTTAAATGGGATGGCGCTCCTGCTATTTTTGCTGGCATTGACCCTAATGACGGACGTTTCTTTGTGGCAAAGAAAGGGATTTTTAACAAGAATCCCAAAGTCTATAAAACTCCTGCTGACGTTGACGCTGATACAAGCGGTGATCTTGCTGACAAGCTCAAAATTGCTTTGCGAGAGCTCCCAGCCTTGGGTATCAAAGGTGTCGTGCAAGGTGACTTCCTATATGGACCTGGAGATGTAAAAACAACAAAGATCAATGGAGAATCTTATGTTACATTTCATCCTAATACTATCGTCTATGCGGTACCAAGCCAGTCGCCTGGAGCTGCAGCTATTAAGAAATCTAAAATTGGAATTGTCTGGCATACAACTTATAAAGGTAATTCTTTCGAATCTATGCGAGCTTCGTATGGAGTTGATGTCTCTAAATTTAAATCAACTCGAGCTGTGTGGTCACAAGACGCAATGCTCAGAGATCTAACAAATGTAACTATGTCTAAAAGTGATACAGAGGAAGTAAATGAATATCTATCGCAAGCTGGTAAAATTTTTAACAAAATCTCAGGAACAACTCTCCGACAACTCGAACAACAGGAAGAGTTACAGAAGCTCATTGAAACCTACGGAAATACCTTTGTCAGAGCAGGCACAGTTATTGGAGATACAAGACGACATGTATCTGGCCTTATTTCATGGATCAAGCAAAGATACCAAAAAGAAATAGATGCACGTAAAACCGAAAAAGGTAAAACTGCACAACAAAAGAAACTCGATGAAATATTAAACTTTTTTAGTCCACAGAACAGAAAAAGTTTAGAACAGATGTTCGAATTGCAAAAAGTTATAGTTTTAGCGAAATTAAAACTTATAAATATACTTAACAAATTAGCAAAGATTAAAACCTTTGTTAAGACTCATAATGGATATAAGGTAACCGGAGAAGAAGGTTACGTTGCTATTGACAAAATTGGTGGTGATGCTGTTAAGATTGTTGATCGTATGGAATTTTCATACAATAACTTCAGCAAAGATATATTAAAGGGATGGGATAAACCAACGAGGAAATAAGATGCCGGTAGGTTTCAAAGATTATATGACCGTCGACTATAAACCTGGTGAAGACGATCAAATCAAATATAATGCACAAAAACGCAAACGTGCAGATGTAGAAGAAGAGAATACTGACGAGGCTTTATCATTAGCAGCTCGTCGCAAGCGTTCTCGCGATATGCGTAAAAATAAAAACAAATTAAAAGTTGCTCGGTCTAGAGCAATGAAGCGTGTGGCTAATCCTGAACGTATTAAAAAGCGTGCTCGTAAGCAAGCTATTAATATGATCTATAAAAAGTTAACAAAAGGAATGTCTCGTAGTGATTTAACTGCAGCTAAAAAAGCTGAGTTAGAAAAACGTATTGAGAAGATGAAACCTAGAGTTAATCGTCTTACAAGAAAGATACTTCCTCAAGTACGCAAGGCGGCACACGGTCAAAAATGATTAATAGATTTAGTCAATACTTAGTTGAAGAAGAAAAGGTGGGTTATTTGGTCTTTGGCCGAATGAACCCTCCTACCATTGGTCATGGTAAGTTATTAGACAAACTCGCTAGCGTAGCTGGTCGAGCTCCTTATCGTATCTATTTGTCGCAATCAAATGATAAGAACGATAATCCACTTACATATTCAGATAAAGTAAAATTTGCTCGTAAGATGTTTCCCGTCATGCGAGATCTATTATTATCGATAAGAAAGTGACAACGCCATTTCATGCTTTGTCTGCTATGTATGATGCAGGATTTAAAAAGGTTATTTTAGTTGCTGGTTCAGATCGTGTACAAGAATATGATGTACGATTAAATAAGTATAATGGTAAAAAGGGTGGCCATGGTTTTTATAACTTTGACGGCGGTGTAAAGATCGTAAGCGCAGGACAAAGAGATCCTGATAGCAAAGGTGCAGAAGGCGCATCTGGTACTAAGCAAAGAGGTTATGCTAAAGATAATGACTTTACAGGATTTGCACAAGGATTAACAAAAGCTATTTCTAATCCTGATTCTCGTAAAATGTTTAATGCAGTTCGTAAAGGTATGGGCCTGAAAGAACAAAAGCAATTTAAAAACCATGTACAATTAAAACCAGTTTCTGATTTAAGAGAATCATATATTCGAGATAATATCTTTGAACTTGGTGAATCTGTTGTTATATCAGCTAAAGGTATTGTAGGAACTATTAAACATCTTGGTACAAATTATCTTATTGTTGAATCAAAGGGTGAAACATGGAGATGTTGGCTAGATCAAGTTTCAAAAGTAGATCCTAATCCAGAAATTAAAATGGATGTTGCAGATTTTTCATTACCAAAACCAATGGCTGAATCTTTAACCGAAAGATATGATATTGGTACTGATGAATATAAGAAACACGCTTATAAAATGACACCAGGCCAAAAAGAACAAGCATCCGCACAAGATCCTGATATAAAGGACCGCGAAGGAAGTCAGCCTAAACGTTATCATGCTGGTCTTAAAAAGGCAACAAAGGTTGCACGTGATAGACATTTTAAAAAGCATGGTAAAAAAGCTGATAATGATGCTAGTGCATATAAACCAGCACCTGGAGATAAAACCGCAAAAACCAAAACTTCTGTTTGGACTAAAAAGTTTAAACAAATGTACGGAGACGACTAATGGAAAATATGAAACTTCCAATTGCTTTAGTTGTTGCCATGGTCGCACAAATATCTGCTGGCGTATGGTGGGTATCTCAACAAGCTGCTACCATTACTTCTTTAGAAGCCACAGTATCTGAAATGAGTTCGAAAATGGCTATCGAAGAAAATGTAAATCTTCGTAGAGACGTTGATGAACATCATAATGAAATCGATGAATTGTGGGAAGAGACTGAATATCTATGGGAAATGGAACAATCTCTTAATATGATTTTACAGCAACAAATAGAAATAAAAGGCCGCATATCAGTTCTTGAGCATGAATTAAACTATATTAACAGAGATCATAATAATATGCTTGATATGAAAGGCGGGATGGACTAATGATACATTTTAAAGAATATATCAAAGAAGATAAAGCAGGTAGTTCACTTGCCGATAAGTCTAAAAAGTCAGGTATTTCTGTAGATACATTACGTAAAGTATATAATCGAGGTGTAGCAGCATGGAAAACTGGTCATAGACCAGGAACAACACCATCTCAATGGGGACATGCAAGAGTTAATGCCTTTATTGTCAAAAAGAAAAAAGGTGGTCTTAACCACGATAAGGATTTAGCATAATGCCATTAAAAGTTTCACACGGAATAAAATCTTGGATTGATGATTTTCAACAGTCAAAAGATAAACGATTTGACGGTAAATCTGCTGAGAAGCGGAGAGAAATGGCTATTGCCGCATATATGGCTGCAAAGCGTGAACAAAAAGAAAACGTTAGATCAGCAGATAAAAAACCTCAAGTATTTACAAAGCCTGATGGTAAAAAGGGCGTACGTTTGGTACCGGTAGATCGTAACGTTGTAAGACAAGAAAAAAATCTTGAATGGCTAAAAGCTGCACTTGAAGCACAAGCACGTAAAGCTAAACCATGTGATGAAGATGTAGAAGAAACTTCTGAAGCTAAGGTTGATGAACTATCAATGAGCTTAAAGGATATTAAAAAGACTGGTTTAAATAAAGCCGTAACTGCTAATAAAGAAAAACTTAAAAAAGATCTTGAAGCTATGAAAGCCAAATTAAATAAAGAAGCTAAAGTTGATGAAGTTTCACTGGACACTGCAAAATCCGCGTATGTTAAGCGTAAGATAAAAGCTTATGATGCAGCAGCACAGGGTTCAATGGATTATGCTAAAAAACAAATGGCAAAGGCTCGCAAAACAAAAGCTTATATCGATAAACGTGAATCAGTAGAAGAAGCTACTATGTCAACTAAAACTGGTCGTAAACAAGCCGCGGCCGATGCAGTAGCACACCATAAAGCAATGGTGAAAAAATGGGGTATAAGTCACCCAGCAACTAAAGATGCTGAAAAAGCTGCAAACTACCATATGAAAAAAGCTAATGAAGTTCTTGACCGTCCAGGTGCATTAGATAGTTATAGAAAAAAGGCTGATGCAAGTGGTAATAGAGCACGTAACTCTGCTACTCGTAA